GTTGATATAATAACTTCTTAACTCGAGACTATTTCCTTATAGGAAGTGATTCTCCGTATCAAAGGAGAAATCATGTCCAATAATGATGTGGAAACGGACGAAGATTGTGTAATCGGATAGTGTCGCTAATAGGTATCTCCTTACGGAGACCCCTTAACTTCCTATCATCCTTTTGACCGGCAGTAGTTAAAGTCGTTTGATCTATGATATGCCCATCGAAATAGAGGGGATGGAAAGAAGGGAGTAAATCTCCGATCTCAAAAACCCCAATCTCTGTTTCGACGGTATCCAAGAAATATGTTGAGCCTCCCTCAATGATATAAAATCGGAATTCATGGGAATAATTAAATCCCACTTGACCCGACGCTTTTCGAAGCTGTACACCTCTCTGATAAAGAGGGTGGACACTTATATCATATTCTTCCATTTCTGGAGAGTGAGCAGCCAGCTTATGAAGTGTACCCAGGGCGTAATCAGACTTAAATGATTTAACCCTTCTGGCTGCCTGGAGGAATTCTAAGTAACCCAGTGTGTACTGATCTCAATCTCCAATCGGAGAGTTGAAACAATGGGATCAGCTAACTGGACTACCCGGACCTACAAGTGTCAAATAGACAATATGGTCACTAATACCTATTTCACGGAAAGTGAATAAAGCATTAGTGTATTGTCTAAAGGAAGGAAATATACCCCTACTAGTTATTGCTTCTAGGAGGAGAACTATATCCTCTAAGTAGTATAATCTCCGTAAGCTTAAAAGCTCACCCGAGATCGGAGAGAAATCCGAGCCTTTAAAGAATAAGGACTTGGCAAACTCCGCGACTCCCACACCAACGTATGATTTCTTAGGATTAATACTAACTCCTAATCTATTCACCATCAGGTAGTGGTAAGTCTTCGCGACCTTAGAGTCCCAAATACAAATATCATCACCCAAAAGAGCATAACGATTAAAGGTACGTGGATTGATACGATTGATTTCACAAGCCAATCATATGATATAGTGATGGGAGACAGCTAGAGAGGCGAATGAGGAATAAAT